TGCTCAGCGAGCATCTCGCACACCAAGGTGTCGCTCGTCTTGAAGATGCTTCCGACCTTTGCGAACTGGCCACGAAATCCGTCCTTGTGAACCTTTACGTCACCCCAAAGGAAGACCGAGCCGTACAGATAAAAGGTGGTACTGTGGCACGTTTGCGCGCGTCTGGTAACTTGAAGCAGGGTATGCATGTACCCCGGGTGCTTCCACGCGTAAATACCGCAAGCGTGTCGGCCTTCGCGCTTATACGTGGCTACGCAACGGCACTCACTAGCGAGTGGTGAGTGAGTTGGCCAGCGATCGCGGGGACAGTTGTTGTGGGAGAAGAAACTTCGAAGCGTGGCGACGCCGTTGCGCGTCTCACATCGCCAACAGCGGTAGCCGACGACAGCGTCGACAACCGTGTCGTCGTCGAGTGCGACAAGAGCGCGCTCGATCACGCGGGCACCAGCTCCCGATCGGGAGTTGTCTCACGCTCCACCTCGCGCTCCGGAATGGTCACCGGCTCAGGGTCTTCAATCCTCTGCGGGAGGATCGTGATCGTCTCCTCGTACGGACCAATGTCCATCTTCCACCTCCTCGCGGTACTCGACAACACCGGTCCCGTCCTTGTCCGGGAACAGGACCGTCACAACGGTGCTGGACTGCACGTCCACGTTTGCACTGACTCCAGCGCGCTCAGCGAACATCGCACGGAGGATCGGATTGGCGCCGACCTCGCGTGCGGCCGCGACTCGCACACTCCAGATCGGGCGGTCTTCGGCGTCAACGGCGACGAGCGCTTCAGCGAGCGTCTTGAGCGCTTGCTCGGCGACCTGCCCGGCGAGCGACCGCAGGTTCGTAAGGACGCGTTCCATCGAGAACTCCTGCCAGCGCTTTCGCTCGTCCAGGTACGCTGGCTGCTTGCGCCACTTGGAGACGGTCTTGGGGTTGATCGCAAGCGCGGCCGCGATCTCCGTTGGACCGGCGCCTTGCGCGTCGAGGAAGGCCCCCTCCTTCTGGAGGACGGTCAACTCGTCACGCTTCACGAGGTCAGTCCCCGCCATCGTCCTCCAGCCCGAGAATGACCCGCACGCGGTCCTCCGCGGGAGCGATCTTCCCGCGTCTGCTGTACCGTCGAGCGCGATCGATCGCTGCGTCGATGCGGTCGCACGTGTCCTGAAGACGGACGCAAGCGTCCAACCCGTAACCAAGCTCGGCGGCGGTTACGACGACGTGGTCTGTCCCGAACCTCTCGGCATGCTTCTCGAGTTGTGCGATCGTCGGGATGTCCCCACCGCTGAAGCGACGCATCAGACCGCGCCTGATGCCGAGGTCATCTGAGGGGCGGCGCTTCCGTGGCTTAACGGGCTTCGCCCACTCGCTACTCTCAACCGCTGTGTCCATCGCTCTCCTCCTGTGAGAGTCTCGACTCCGGTGCTATTCTATCACAAGTTCGGACTCGATGCTAGGTCCTCGCGTTCGCGAGGGCGGCGTAGTGCTCCGGATCTTCCCACACCTGGCCCGGCAGGACGGTGCCCGGTACGTCGAGGTAGATCGGGGTCCAGCCCGTCAGTCCGTACTTGCTGTGGACGGAGAGGAGCGTCTGGAGCGGGCGGTGCACGCTCTTGAAGCTTGACTGCTCGTAGTTGGACGAGGCGGGAAGAGCGCCGTTGATGACCTGCCAGCCGCGGCCCGAGGGCAGGAGCGCCGGACGGTGGCCGTGGCCGATGAGCGTCAGGTCCGCGTGCCCGAGCATGTCGGCGTACTTGCGCGGCAGCTGGCTCACGCCGTACCACGGGACGCCGCCGTACGACCCAGCGGACCACTTGATGCTGGATCCGTGCTCGAAGACGACCCGCTGGTCGGCTGCCAGCTTGTAGCCGAAGAAGGTGTTCCAGTTTGTCACCTTCACGCGCGGCTCGTTCTCGAACAGCCGCTTGGTGAACTCGCCGATCAGCCACGCGACGGTGTCGGCGTAGTCGAGCTCGGCAAGGCCAGCATTGCCCTTGTTGCGCCCGACGCGATCGTGGTTCCCGCCGACCATGTCGACCTCGACGGACTCAAACGTCGTCAGCGCCTGACGGACGAGCCAAGTGAAGAGGTCGAAGGCCTGGATCGTTTGGACGGTGAGGACGTCCTCGATCTGCCGGTGCTGGGAGGGGCGCATGTCGTCGCCCTCGACAAGGTCACCGAGACAGATGATGTGGAGCTTGGAGAAGTTGATACCCGCGGACTGGATCGCGTGTAGGCGCTGCACTCGGTCCCAGAGCCGGAAGACTTGGTCGCGTGTCGTTGCGACGTCCTGCTCGTACACGCCTCCCGTCTCGTGGATACGCGTCTTCTGGCCGGTGTGCCAGTCGCCGACGACGAGGATGAGCTCGTGCTCGGGAAGTCCGCTGTCGCGGTTCTTCGGCGTGACGAGTGGCGTCGGTTCGTACGACTCCAAGCTGTTCCGAAGGACAGTCTCGTAGCGGCGAATGCGCGCCTCGAGCGCGGTCGTCTTACGCAACTCGGCTCGGTGCGCCAGCTCGAGCTCACGCGCGTGCGCTGCCTCAAGAGCCTCGTCGAGTGTTACGGGAACCGCTGCCGTCCCGCGCGTGCGGGCGCGCTGTCGCTTGCCTGCCATCCGCTGACTACACCGCTTCTGGCAGTAGAGCTGCGTCACGTTCTTTGGCTTGAACTCGTTCTCGCAGTTGTCAGCGGCGCAGGTCCGAGCGGGACGGTCAATCATCGAATGGGTCTCCGATCTCGTTGAGGGGATTCCACTCAGGAATGGTACTTGTGGATGACACTTCCGAGGTTGTAACTACAGCCCGCGCCGCGCGCTTCTTCCGCACCGGCACGGGGTCGATGACGAAACCCTCCTCCCAGGGCAGAAGACCAGGACCCTTGATGACCGCCGCAGCCTCGGCTTCGGTCGGGATCCACGGCTGCGGCTCCTCGAGGTCGGGACGCAGGAGGCCATGCCCGCACTTCCAGCCGGCGCGAACCAGCATGTCGTGCGCCTGCTCATACGCGTGCTGGTGGTCGATCCAGCGCACGTCCATCCCGTCCTCGACGACGGCGCGCGTCGCGGTGCGGCGGCAGCGCTTCCAGTGCGTGTAGATGATCTCGTCGTCGACCTTGCCATCCTTCTGCCGGTGCTTCCAGCCCTCAGCTGCGCGACGAGCGCGGCGCTCGTAGATTCGCTCCATGCAGACCTCGAACGGGGTATCTAGATGCGCCCAAACGGCGTGGTTGACTGGCTCGAGCTCCTGCGCGAGTCGAAGCCAGCGGCCGCGGTTCGCGGACACGAGCACGTTCTCCCACACGATGTGGTCGACCTCCGTTGCCCAGCGCCGGAGCATGTCCTCGACGATCTCGTGAGGGTAGATCCCGTCACAACCCGACATCTCGCGGCCGACGATCACGAGCCCGCCCTCGAAGATGGTGGCGTTCGGCTTCTTGAAGTTCTTCCCGTGCAGCCGCACGGGATCGACTACGAGCTCGTGCGGGTGGTTCTCGCGTAGGAGGCGGGAGATCGTACTTTTCCCACTGCCGTTGGTTCCCCTGACGTTGAGGTTCAAGGCAGGCTCCGAAGCCAGTCGGCGAATGCTTTGTTGTTGAGACAGTTCGGACGCATGATGTCCGCGTGTTCCCACGCTTGCAGCCCAGTCCAGTGGTTGCGGGCGCGCTCGGCGAGCACGGCGGCCAGCACCGAGCGGTTGCGGCCCTCGACGCAGTGCACCAGCACCGTCTCGCCGGAGCTAAGTGCGCCGAGGATCAGCCCGACGATTGCACGGAGGTCCTCGAGCGGCGGAGCTCCCTTCCGACGGTCGGGAATTGGCATGTGGACCCAGTTCTCCACCGTGGCGATGACGGCTGGGTCTGGCGCCTTCCGGCACAAGGAGAAGATCGCCGTGACGCCCGCTTCGCGAACGGACTCAGCGTCCTCCACCTTCCGAGGCAAGCGAGAGACGTACAGGTCGGGTCCAAAGGCGTAGAGCTTCACGGAGTTTCCTCTCCGAATCCTAGCACAGGAGTGAGAACTCCTGGATCGAATCCGTGGAAGCCGCGGAGGTCGCTAAAGATGTAGCCGCGGTCGGGATAGGCGCGCTCGCAGTCTTTGCGTGTTCCGTCCCAACCGCGGAGTTCGCCGAGGCAATCGCGCGGGTAAAGGCGAGCGCGCTGCTCGCGGATGTCCGCCATGTCTCCCCAGTAGGGAATCATCTTCGTCATACGGCTCAGGTCGCGATCCAACGCGTGTCCGGGGTAGTAGCTGCCCTTCACGCACTTGGTGAAGTTGCAGAGGAGCATCTCGACGTTGAACCACGTCGTGCCAACGGCTTGCCGCAAGCCGTCGGCGAGCTCGTTAGCTTCCCGGCAGGCCCACCGCGCGTTGTCCCGGTAGTCGTGGCCGGGGTAGATCAGCGCAAGCCCCTTCCGCGGGGTCTTGCCGCCCTTCGGCACGATGTTGTCGACGACGGGCAGGTCGGCACCCAGCCGACGCAGCGTCTCGTACAGCTTCAGGCCGGTATAGCGGCCGTGGTTCGGGATCCCCTTGAGGAACGCATGGTGGCAGGTGTCGAAGTCCGCGCGCGGGAGTCGCTCAAGCACGCCGGACTCGAGCCACTCGGCGTAACCGTACAGCGTGTCGGCGGCCTTCTTGGGGTTGAAGGCGTTGGTGCGCCGCGCGCCGGAGATCGGTAGGAACTTCCAGTGCGAAGTGAGCCACGCCTCGAGTTGGTCGCGGTACTTCAAGACTTCTTCGCGCGTCCAGTGCTCGGCGACGGCGATGTGTGTCGGTGGCGCGTAGAACGTCGTGAACACGCCTGCGAACCAGTACGGGTCCTCGACACCGAGCGCCGAGTCGACCGCTCCGTTGATGTACGAGTCCGAACCGTCGGCCGCGAGCTTGAGTCGCGCGAACTCGATGAAGAGCTCGGGCGGGACGCTCACCGCTGCTTCATCTCGACCTCGCCACCCATGTAGATCGGCTGGCCGTCGAGGTACTGGTCATCGAGGAGCAGCCGCACGATCTCGCGCGCGACCTCCGCAGCTTGCAAGAGCTTCCGGTTGCCGAGGTCGTCGAATCCGCGTGCGCGAAGCATCGGCGTGTCAACGTGGCTGGGGCAGAGCGTATAGACCTTGATTCCGTACTGCTCTAGTCCCTGCGCGAGACCTATCCCGAGCGCCGCGACCGCGGCCTTGGAGACGCCGTAGGCGAGGTTGTCCATGCTGGGACGGCGTCCCGACGGAGAACCGAGCAACACGATCCGCCCTGGAAGATTCTCCGACTGGAGTCTTCGGGCGTGTTCGCTAGCGACGATGAAAGCTCCCGTCACGTTCACGTCTAGGACGTTCTTCCACTCGTCAAGTGGCGCGCGGGGAAAGGGATGACCGGGAGCGATGATACCGGCGCTCACAACTAGGAAAGGAGGTGGTGGCCTGAAGAGGGAGTACGCGCGTGCTACGGACACGGAGTTGCAGACGTCGATGCCGTTCGAGCGGGAGAAGTCGACGGAGTCTAGTCCCTCGTACGCCAGCTCCTCCATGACCGCTGCCCCGATACCAGAGGAACCTCCAGTTACGACCGCTGAGACCGCCATTCTCGCCTCTCAGTCCCATCTCGTGGCGTCGCCACGAACTTGAAGGTGGTTCGTTGCAGGCCTTGCGATGTCCGGCAGAACCTCCCTGACGGCCTCGCCAAGAGTTGCCACCGAACGAAGACCTCGGGCGTGGAAGTGATCCCGCGTGAATGGTTCCCGCTCGAGGCCGAGGAAGCGCACCCCCGCCCGCACGGCGTAGTCCGCGTCATGCGGAGCGCAGCCGATGAACGTCAGGTCGCGGTGTTCGAGTGCGAGCCGCTCGAGCTGCACGTCCTTGCCACCGTACTCGATGCCGAGGATCTTGCCTGGGAAGCGCGGCAGAATTCGGTAGACGAGACCCACGGCAAGCCCGACAGGCGAGCTAGAACAGATCGCGTACGGAACGCCGTGCACGTCGAGGTAGCCGAGCGCGCGCGCGACGTCGTCGTGCGCGCTGGCGACTGCGTACGTCGCCGTCAATGCCCCGGTGAACTTCTCCACCGCGGCCTCGTTGCGCGAGTCACCGGGAAAGAGCTCCTCGAGCTGCTCCCGGAACGGCATTCCGAACGTGCTCCTGTAGCAGGCACGAGCCGTCGTCTCGGTCAGTCCGTACTCGTACTGGATGATCGCGACGGTGGCGTGCTCGAGATGCCACGCCGTCGCCGCGATCACGCCGTCGAGGTCGAAGACGACCTTCACGCTTGCTGCTCCTTCAGCCACGGCTTGTAGAGGAGTGTCGAGTTGTGGGAGTACTCCCGTTCTCCGACCTGCTCGAGCGCCGTGCCGGGAGTTCCCTCGAGCGCGCGCCGGACCCATGAGGAGATCCACCGGCCCGAGGAGACGGGGCAGCATTTTCCGATCCAGGCCGATGCCTGGCTGATGTTGCGCGCGGGCTTCCACGTCCACGCGTCCGGGTAGCCCATGAGGCGCGCGCACTCGCGTACCGTCAGGAAGCGGGGCTCGGACCAGTGCACGAAACCGAACACACCGCCGCCGGTGAGCACGTACCCCGGCCGGTTGGGACGGATGCGGCTCGGGAACGTGTAACCCTTCAGGCGGTCCACGTCGTAGAGCCACTGATGTCGAACCTTCTCCGGGAGCTCGCCCTTGTCGCGCAGGTACCCGCGCATGGCGTCCTCGAGCGACTTGCCCGAGTCCCAGTAGGGGAGGAACTCCTCGAGCATCATGCGGATGCGGGCGTTGTCGGGTTCGACGTGCGCGTCCACGATGTAGTACGGCGAGTCACCGAGCGCGTACGAGTCGGTGTACTGCGGGTGGATGTCACCGAGCATTCCCTGCTCGCGCAGCCACCACGTCCTCTCGGAGTTATACGCTACGGCCTGGGCGTCCCAGGTCGAGGTGTCCAACCCCTGAAGGTCGCCGATCGCGTCCTCGTACGTCGCGACCCGACGCTTCTCAGGAGGGTCGATCCCGAACGGGATCCGGTGACAGACGAAGAAGTAGCGGTGACGCATCTGCGCGGCACCCGTCGTCGAGCCGGACATGAACACGTGCGAAAGGTCGTAGCGCTGGCCGGTCAGGCCCTCGAGCGTCGCACGGAGCGTCCGCATCAGCTCGCGCCCCTGCTTGCCCGCGCCCTGCACGCTCTCGAACGCGACGACTTCCGGACCCGACTCGCCGTCACGTCCCGTGCACCGGCTCGCGTACTTGACGAGTTCGAACATGCACGAGTTGATCGCCGAGTCCGGCCCGCGTGCGTTCTTCTGCTTCGACTTGTTGAGGAGGGAGAACCCACTGCACGGCGGCGTCCCGGCGAGGTAGGAGGCCTGCTTCGGCTCCCACTCCTCCCAGCTACCGCCGGTGTCCTGCTCCCAGGGACCCGGCACCAAGTGCCGGTTGGCGTCGATGAGCTCGTCCCCGAATGCGCCGAGTGACGCGCGGTGCACGACCTCGAACCCGGCCTGGGCCGTGCCCAGCGTCCATGCGCCGCCCAGGCCCTGGCAGTCGATGAAGGTCAGATCAGACACGCACGCTCCTTTCGTGTTCCTCGCGCTCGCGGTTGACACCGCGCTTGCGCTCCAGCTCGTGCGCGAGGACGTCGTCCGACCACCCGAGCGCTGCGAACAGGTTGCCGAGGAAGATCAGCACGTCGACCAGCTCGCGCCCAGCGAGCATTGCGTCCGTCGGGTTCGGGCGCCCCTCACGGCCACGCCACGGCTTCCACGGAAGGTGCTGAATCGCTTCCCCGAGCTCGGCATGCGCAGCGAGGAAGTTCCAGCGGACGTACTCGGCGAACTCGTCATCGCTCATTCGAGCCGTGAAGATGCCGTACACGTCCTCCTGCTGCTTCCTCGTCCGCGCAAGCCAGCTCGAGAGCATGCTAGAACCCCGGATCGTCTGCGACGACGACGGCTGCCGGTGCCGGTGCCGGTGCCGGTGCCGGTACCGCCGGAGGCGCGACGGGCGGCGCAGCGACTGTCTGCGGCGCTGCGACGACGGGCGGTGCAGCCGGTGCGGTCGCTGCCGCTGCGGGTGCCGCGACTACTGCGACTGCGGGCGCCGTCGCTGGCGCCTCCGCTACGGCGGGGTTCGGGGCCGGGGCCGGGGCTACTGCGGGAGCCGCTGCCGGGACCGGGGCACCGCCGCCGATCGCCGGGACCGCCGGCGCGTTGAGGAGCTGGATGTTGAACCCCATCTCATTCCGAGGCTCCCCCTTCCAGTCCTTCACGCCGAGCTCGACACGGATGACGCGACCGATCAGCGCGTTGGCGACGTCCTTGAGCGTTGGGTTGAGGGCGAAGTAGTCCTTGCCCAGCCCGAACTTGCCGAGCTTGTTGAAGAACGCGATCTGGCCACCCTCGGTATCGCCGGGGGAGATCGAGCCGGCCATCACGCGCTTGCCGGCGTTCGGCCCCGAAACCGGCGAGTACACCGGTACGACGCCCTTGCCCTTCACGGTGCAGCTCTTGACCTCGAGGTCGTGCGATCCAGCCTCGAGGATCGTGATGGCGGCGTTCTTCTCGTACTCGGCGAAGAGGGCGCCTAGACTGACGTTCTCACTCACGCTGCGACTCCTTCCGGTTTCCCGTTGACGTGGAGCAGCTCAACGAGCTGCGAGATGTTGGGGGTGGGGATGATCGGCCCGTAGGCCGGGATCAGCCGGCCGGTGTTGTCCTTGGCGACGAAACCCGGCTGCTGGTCGACGAGGAGCGACCGTACGTACTCAGTCGCGCCGTTCTCCCCGGCGGCCTGCTGCTTGAAGTAGTAGCCGACGACGTCGAGGATGAATGGAAGCGTGTCTTGGAACTGGCCCTGAAGAATCGGCTGCATCTTCCCGTCACGAAGACGTGACCCGCAGACGAAAACGACGACACTCATCGTGTTCTCGTTCACGAGTGTCAGGTCGCGGTACGCGCGGACCAAGCTTTCGAGGCGGCGAAGGAGCTCACCCCAGTCCTGCTGGTCCATCTGGTTCGCGCCCGCGATCGCGTCCATGCAACGCTTTTGCGCTTCCATGACGGAGTCGACTACGCATGAAACGAACTGGTGCTGCCCGCTTCGCAGCCACTGGTGCACCAGGTTGAGCGTCTCGAAGTCGGTGACGTTGACGACGCACGTCTCCCACGAGCCGTCGACCACGGGCGGCGCCTCGCGCTTCGGGTCCCACGGGACCTTGGGTTGTGAGGGCGTGTACTTGGCGCGCCCCTCAGCGTCGAGGATCAGGCGCGGGGCAGGGACGGTGTCGGCGAGCCACGACTTACCGACCCCACTTTCCCCATGGATCATCGCTGTCAGTGTGGTGCGGATGAGGTTCCTCCCTTCAGCAGAGTTGAAACTCTACCATACGAAAAGCGGAGACGAAACTTACAACGCCTCCGCGCCTACGTAGCGCTCGAGCGGGTCGCCCTCCTCGAACAGCGCGCCGAGCGCGCCCTCGAAGTCTGACCCGTCATCGGCCAGCACGCAGATCTTGAACAGGGGGCAGTCCCACTTGCACCGGTCAGCAATCGGTGTCGGTGGGCACGCGGTGTGGTGGCTCTCGCCGGCGTCGAGACGCTCGGTCGTGTGCTGGATCTCCCGCGCGATCGCCATCACGTGCCGCCAGTGGTTGCGCAACTCGTGGATGTTGTGCGGGACCTCCTCGCGACCGTAGAACGGCGGCTTGGCGGCGGCCGTGCGCTTGACCTTGCGGAGCATGTTGTACAGGACGCCGCGGCACTGGTCGTACGCCTCCTCGGGTGTTGCGCCCTTGGCTTGCGCGTCCATGAACCGCACGAGGTGCTCCGTCAGGAGCTGGGTGTCGAGCTTGAGCTCGGCGGGAACCCGCAACGCGCCGACGGTCTTGTGCTCGAGCGCGAGCTTCGCGCCATCGGACCGGCGCGACACCGGCGCGTCGAGCTTGGAGATCAGTGTGACGTCGTCGCTGAGAGAAGCCTCGGCCACCCGCTCACTCCCCTCAAGCACGAGGTCGGCGTCGGCGCCGGTCTCCTCGAGCCACTCGAGGTAGCCCTCGAGCATGATCGTCGCGAGGTCGTTCTCCTTGCGGATCTCATCCTCGAGTCCGGGGTTGTCACGTACCGTCACATCCACGCGGTCGAGTGCGTAAGCGACGGGGTCCGCGCGTTGCTCCGGGTCGTAGTACGCCGCGAGCGCGTCGTGCACCAGTGACCCGATGCTCAGCGGCGACCCGGGCGCGGGCCCGACGCGCGGCTGGAGGCGGCGGTACGTCGTGACGTACCACTTCCGGCGGCAGCGCCGGAAGGTGGACATCTCGGAGTTCGAAAGACGGAGCGTCACGCCGCCGGGTCCTCCTCGTTCTCAGGGTCGAGCAGGTGCATGTGGCGCTGGAGGTACCAGCGCGCCTTCCGCAAGTCGCGGAGCTCGGTCTCTCCCGGCTTCTTCCCCGCGCGCTGGATGTACTTGAGCGCGTTCCCGAGGTGGTAGCCGAGGTCCCAAGCTTCGATGACGTGCAGCGCGGAGTACTGCCCGAGATCCGCGTAGTGGCTCGGGTTGATCGGGTCGCCCAGGCCTACCTCGTCGGTGAAATTCAACCTTTTCAACCTTGCCTCCTTCGCGAGTAGCTCTCGAACGATGACAGAAACAGCATCTCGGCTTGCGCCGGGGTCCTGGGTAGGATCATCGTGTTCAGCGGACGCACGTCCCCGATCCACGGTTCCCAGAGCTCACGTTCCTGCTCCGTGCGGGTGCGGGGCATGAGGTCGCGCACCTCAGTCGCCAGGAGTCGCTTGTCCGCCTCGTGCACCGAGGCGGGCCACGGGTAGTGAAGACTAAACCGCTCGGCGAGTGCGGTGCAGATCCTGTCCTCGAAGTCGCGATACTGCTCGCCGAACAGGTCCATCTTGAGCGGCGACGGGACGTCGATGAGGAGGTACTCGCTCGCGTCGTGCATGAGCCCCTCAAGCGCGTCCTCGACAGGCACCAGCCGAGCGACGCGAATCGAGTGGTCGGCGACCGAGTAGTGCTGGCGCACGTGCCCGCTGAACCGGCACTGGAGCGAGAGCGCGTGCGCGATGTCTCGGATGTCGAAGAGCTCGGGGTCGGGATCCAACGGGTCGATGATCGCGCCGCTGTAGAGCTGGACTTCGCTACTGGCCACGGTTGCGCCTCCTGGACTCGTGGGCTACCTTCCTGGCGGCGCGACGACGTGCAAGTTCCTTGCGGCCGTATGGTGTCAGCTGCTCGTTCTTACTTCCTGGGACGTACATCTTCTTCATGCCGACGACGAAGCGCATGTGGCCCTGGGAGCGACGCATTCGCGCGCCCGCCCAGCGCAAGCCGCGCGTCTGGTTGTACCACGACGAGGTCCAGTTCATCGAAGGTGGGACCCGTGCGCTCACGCGAACCACTTTTCAAGTGAGTGTCCGAGGATCGCAGCGACCTCGTCGGCAGTTGCGAGCCGAGGCTCGGCGCTGCCCCACTCCTCGCCCGCTGGCCAGAACACGTGCGCGTGTTCGGCATCTGCGAGAAACTCACGCTCGACGAGCGTGACTGTGCCGCGCTCAGGAGTCGAGACGTGTATCTCGTCGGCCGTCTGCTCGTACCGTTCTCCGGTCTCGTATCGCTCGAGCGGGCCCTCCCAGAGATGCACGAGTTCGGGTCCGCCACGGAGGCCACCACCTGCACCGCAGAGAAGTGTCTGGCGCAAGTACGCCTTGCAGTCGTCGTCGCGTGTGCAGCGGTAACGGCGCTGCTCGACCGCACCTGCGACGATCAACGAGCGCAGGTGCCAAGGATGATCGTGCATTGGCGAGACTCCTGGCGCTGCGTAGCGGTCATCCCAAACGTGCAAACGAAGATCCGAACCGAGGTAGATCCGCAGCATACCCAGGCCCTGGAGCATCCAATCCTGCGAGCTTTCCAACGCCGTTGCGGAGTAGTACGCCTGCTCGAGTACACGCTGAACTAGTCGGCGCTCGGTGAACACGTTTCTCTCCTCTACTTTGCTAGCCACGTCAGCAGTGCCTCCTTGTCACGTGCGATCTCCTCGAGCATCGCGCCCTTCTCGAGTAGGACCTCGTGGACGCGGGACTCGATCGTGTCCTCCGCGATGACGTCGATGATCTCGACGCTCGAGGCCTCCTGCCCCATGCGGTGAATGCGGTCCTCGGCCTGGGAGTTCTTGACAGCCGAGAAGCTGCGCTGGAGGAAGATCGCCGTGCTCGCGGCGGTGAGGGTGAGTCCCTCGCCGCCGGCACCTAGTGTCAGGAGGAGGACCTTGAGGTCACCCGCTTGGAAGGCATTCACGTTCTCCTGGCGCTCCGGTGCCGGCACGGCACCGGTCACCAAACCCACGCGCACCTTGGCCTTGAGCAGCCGCTTGTGCGCGAGCTCGATCAGCTGCCGACTCTCAGCGAAGACGACCGCCTGCTGCTGCCCGAGCTCGGCGACGATCTCCTCGAGCGCGTCGACCTTGCATGAGGGCTCAGTCAGGACGAGCTGGTCGTCCTCCATCTCGCCGTGCGCGCTCGCGAACTGGAGGAGGCGCGTCAGCTTCGTAAGGGGGTTGGTCGCGAGGAGGATACCGCCCTTGAGCTCGGCCAGCATCTCCTTCCGGATCGAGTCGTACGCGCGGCGCTGCTTCGGCGCGAGCTCCACCCGGCGCGTCGTGTACGTCTTGGCGGGAAGCTGCGGCAGGACGGCAGCCTTGAGGCGCCGGATGAAGCGCGGGTCGAGGATCTTGAACAGCTCGTCACGCGTCTCGGAGCGAATGCCGATCACCTCGAGGAAGCCGAACACGCTCCAGCTCTGGAGCGCGTAGCGGTCGATGAAACGCGTCTTGGCTGGGAACTCGTACGGCGAGACGAAGCGCATGAGCGTCCAGATGTCCTCGGGCGAGTTCGCGACCGGGGTTCCCGTCAGCGCGAACCGGTACTCGGCGTCGCGACCTACCCACCAGAGCGCTCGCGTCTGCTTCGTACGCGGGTCCTTGGCGCGGTGCGCCTCGTCGGCGATGACCGTCCGCCACGGGACCTCGTTGAGTTCCTTGGGAGTCTTGTCCGCATCTGCGAGCTGCACCGATCCGTAGCTCTCGAGCCGCGTGTGCCCGCGCAGCCCCTCCCAGTTGATCACCGCGACGTCGGCCTCGCCGTCACGCACTAGCGCGATTGCCTTTCGCCGCGCTGCGGCGCCGCCGGCGATGACGGCGACGCGGCGGCCGGGCGCCCAACGTTCGAGCTCCTCGGCCCACTTGAGCTTCATCGAGTTCGGGGAGACGACGAGCGCGGGGTACGCGTCGTCCCCGATCACCTCGAGCGTGGCGATCGTCTGCACCGTCTTCCCGAGACCCATCTCGTCGGCGAGAAGTGCGTGCCTCGCCGTTGCCATGAACTTCACCCCGGCGCGCTGGAA